CAATACCCGAAGTAAGCCTCGCCGTAGCGTTGTTAGCCGTATCATCAAACAGACGGTGTGGGTCATATCGTCCTGAATCGGTGTAGCACAGGGCCGAATTGAAGTTGACCGCAAGACGCAGGGCAGCGTCATTGTCGGTGGAGAGAGTAAAGTCCGTTACCTTGCAGCCACGGAACACGCGGGTCAGCGTCTTGGCATCGGTCACACCACCGTCATTCACACTATCGGCGTCCTTGTCAAGACGGCGGTGAGACACCTCAAGACTGAACGAAGGAGTGTGTGAGCGAGCGAAAAGCAGGTGTGTCACAGGATTCGTAATTGCACAAGTCGAATCAGCAATAGTAGGTGCGTTACCCGCGTTGTACACGTGGTGACTGACTGTACGCCCCGAAGTGTGGTCGTAGGCTAACGGCTCATCAAGGAAAATGACATTGCCTCTCTTTCCAACAATGCGACGGATTTCATGGGGATTTGCATTATCAAAAAGTCGGGCATCAACCGATTTGTCCCACACCGAGGTAATCGGCTCATGGTCAAGAACAACGGGCAAAGCGGTAACATCATCTTTGATATGAATGAAATTACCAACCGCAAATGAACTTGCGTCAGCAAGTGTCACAGACGTAGCACCAACTTTCGTTTCGACGCTCAAAGTGGACGTAGTACCGGAGTCAGGCAGCGTTGAAATCTCGTTACCGAGGCAATACTTGAGCCACCGAGCGGTGTGCATTGCCACCTCAAAAGAGCCACCTTCGGTGATGAACTTGCCCGGAACCTGCACGGCGGTGTCGCGGCCAAGTCCGACAACGTGGTACCGCTTGAGGTCCACCTTGGTTTCAGGCAGCGTAAGCGCAGTAGCAATACCGAGGAATTGGTCGGTAAGCACATTCTCCGTAGGTCCACTACTTGCATACGCATTGTTTGCAGCGTCCACAGGCGGCGTCTTGTATGGTAGGACGTGCAAATAATGTGAGGTACCTGTGTCGCTCAAGAGTGCAGGGGAAAAGTTCAGCGTGTTACCATCGTTTCCGGTGATGGTGAACACGCGCCCATCAGCAGCGTTGTCCCCGGTACCCGCACCGGTCAGCACAAACTGAGAGCCAACGAGTATGTCCTTGGGAAACATCAATCGGTTGGACCCGTCAAAGAAAGGCGCAACACCGAAAGTGAACGTAAATGACGTATCGGTTGCCGATGCCTCGAAAAGAGCGTCTTCGTCATGTTCAAGCGTAAAACCCGTTTCCGTTGCGAAGGAAACCTCCGCCAAATCACCCTTGTACACAGTACCCGGCATCTTCTCACCTCAAGGAATCAGTTCTGCAAGTGTTACAACTTCAATCTGAAATGTCATCCGGTGCATGTGTTTGCTGCGGTCTGACAGGTCGGTGCGCGTCTTGAACACCATACGGTCGAAGTTGATACCATCCCCCTTGCGCTTTGAATGGACGAGCCGTCGTATCTCGTTCTCAAGTTTTTGCAAGTGCTTCCGTCCTTTAACCGTTCGGGCATCAACGGTGATGTTGATTCGCGTTGTCACAAAGTCGTAAAACAACTCAGGGGCCTCTTCGTTGTGAGCCGTCTCGTACAGGAGGATGAAGTCGTGCTTCTGCAAGTCAAGACGCTTGCCATGCTCCGGCTCGGTGGTCGTAATGTCAATCACAACGGGTCGGTAGTTGCCCGTGTTGGCGCGGTTCCAATCATCCTGAAACAACTCGACCATAACGTCGAGGCCTTCAGTCCACGTTGCAACCATTACCGAATCCCCTCCGTACGCTTCATCTCCTTCAGGTCACGGTAGTCAAGGGGTACGAAAAACCCGTCCCTGTACTGCAATTGCTGCTCACGAATCTGAGGATTGGTCGCAAGCATCTGCCGGTCCACCGAATCGTTGATTGATTCAACCACCATGTCATTTGCAGGCTCACCTGCTTCATTGATGATTTGACCCTCAATGAACTCGCAATCAGCCGCGCCTGCTTCGATGCGAAGGAACATTTCACGCATGCTTGCAGGCTCTTGGGTGAAGTATTCACGCAAGTCGGCCTGCAACTTCTTGTCTTTCATGTACATTTCAGTAAGCCCTTCAACAAGAGCCATGCCTTGCTTTGTGAACTCCCTCACTCAAACACCACCAACTCAACGTAGCGGGGCAAGGTTCGGTCAATTTCAGCCTGATATAGTTGCACCTTGCTTGCAAGGTCAATGTTCTGCGTTCCTTCAGGAATCAACACGCTGCGGTCGTCAGCCATCAGCAACTCGATGGCGACCATCTTCGTGCAAATGTCCTCAATGGCTTTCTCGATGTACCGCTCGCCATAGATGTAGGCGACTTTAATTGCGTTCCATTCAAAGAACGGGTAGGAGTTGTTGAAGTAAATGATGCCCTGCTCCGGGTCAAGCCACCAATCGCGCAGACGGCCTACGTCGCCGCTGCTGCTGCCGCCTTGAAGGTCCACTTGGAACGTCTGCTGCGAGATGGTACCTGTTACGGCAGTATGGTCACCGGCTACGTCAGCGCAGCCCGTGAACGTGGTTGCCGTCTTTCCCGTGTAGCGGAAGACGATGGCTCCGTTGATGGCGACACCGGCATTTACGAATCCTTCAGTCGAGTCCACCGTGATAGTCCCCGACACGGCAGACGATACCGTAGCCGACCGTCCCGCCGTTTGCTCAATCACAATGTCAGACGAGGTGGACACAATGCTGCACGTTTCCCCGCTCTTGACGGGTCGCATGCTTGTGATTTTGACAACGCCCGTGCCGAGGTCAGCGTTTGCGCTTGCAAGGAACTCGTTGTGTACGGCGACGTTGGAGGTGGAGCCTTCAAGCGTGAACGCGGGACTGAACTCCACCGCTGCCTTGTTCACCCGGTCTTCTTTGTTGATGAGGTCAGCAAGGTTTTGAGCCGCCGTGGTTGCGTCAAAGTCTCCACGCCAATCAGTACTGCCGCTACCAACAGAAAGAACACCAACACTCCCGTTACCACTACTAACGTACAGACTCTCTCCATCCAAGCCCGAAACATCTGCCAATTTGATGCGGGCTTCGGCTGCTCCGATTTCACGGTAATCGTCTCCTTGCCACAACTCAATCCGCAACACTTGTTGTACGTTGCGGAACATGAGTGGGGCAGTACCCACGTAATCGGTGTAGTAGCGGCGACGGTAGGGCTTGTACGTGTCGAAGTTGATGTACTCCGCCGTGACGAGGTAGGGTCGCCAAGCGTTGTGCGTGATGTTGTCAATCCGGTCTTGCATACGCTGAATCACATGCTCGACCTTAGCCTTCGTCACACCACGGGTCTTGCCGTTGGTGAAGGAGGCTTGGTTCTGAATGTAGCCGTTGTCGGCTACTTCGTAATCAGCAGCCGTCAACGGAGAAGTCGTGAAGGTGATTTTGACGTGTCCCTTGCCTGCTGAGTCCCCCGCGGTACTCGCAGCGATGGATTGAATCTCCAAGTCTTCGTGACCAAACGGGTCTGCGTCGCTATACACCCGAACAAGGTCACCGACCTCAAAGCCGTGACTGCGGAACTCGGTGCCTGTGATGTACACGGCGTCAGCATCAGCATCAGCACTCATCAGCACCGCGTCTGCGGGTCCAATGTCGAGCAAGTCAGCGACTTTCTGAGCCGTGGTGTACACGATTGCCGATGGGTCCAAGGGCCGCGTTTCCGGCTCACCGGGACTGAAGACAACAGGCATTTACTTCTCACCAATACCCTGCATCCTCGTAATTTTCACGCGCGTTGGCTGCCATTTCCTCGTATGATTCATACCCACCCAAGGGGAAGGCTTGAGGTGAGAAACGAAGTGGCACAGGCTCACCTGCAACTTGGTACATTCTCACGGCAGGGCAATTTTTGTTGAGACAGACGTTTTCTTCGCCGGGGAGTCCCGACTGTCCCAATTTATTTTCACAAACGACACAGGTATGTCCATTTGCAATTGGCCCCATCCTGTCGTTTTGCTTTATCAGACTCCAAGCGTCATTGAACGGTGAGTTACGCGTGAAGGCCTTGCCGTACATGTCATCATCACCACCCTCACCGGGGTCACGAATAGGTGGCTTCACGGTGCTACCCATGCCGATTTTCATGTACTCAAGCACCTTTGCTTGGTCTTCAGGACTGAGTGAAGCCATCTGCGACATGAAAGCATCGCTGCCGGTAACTGCGGGTGCTTCAGCCTCAGCCTCAGCAGGCTTTGCTGCGCGGGCTGATGCCGACATGTCAGGAGCGGCAGGCATTTTTTCAGACAAGTTGCCTTTTTCGTCAAACAATTCCTGTCCCCCTTCAGGCATAGGGAAGCCATATGACTCAGCGTTCTTGGCCTGCGCACTATCCTGCATGGCTTGCAACTTCTTTGACTGTCCTGCCTTACCCGCAAGGGTTTGCACTTGCTTTGTGCCGCTACGCATAGCGTTTTCTCGCTCAGCAGCACGCTGCTGCTTTGGCGTCTGAAATGACTTGTGGTCGTCACCGGGTCGCTCAAACTCAGCAAAAATATCCTCAAGGGTCTTACCCTTCATTTCTGCCTGTCTTTCAGGGTCAATGTCCATAGGGTCTTCTAAGAACTCAAGGTCGTGCATCTCAGGGTTGGCGAGCATCTGCAACATGATGAGTTCACGAAGACGGTCAGCAGCGGGGCCGTAATTCGGGTCAGCCTGATTCGTCCAACCCATCTCACGCAACTGAGGGTAGGCAATCTTGTTTGCAACACGCGAGAAGGGGTGTGGTCCAAGACCTGCCTTCTTTCCTCCGGTGAGGGGGTAGTACACCCTTTGTCGCTGAGGCGTCATCTCACGTCGTGCTTTGACAAGTACATACGTCATTCTATTCACAACCTGTTCTTTTCGTCTCGGTGTCCGAGGTTGTACTCCATGGGACGCTCACACGCACCACAGGTTGCCCGCCACAGGAAGTGGAGGAACCCGCAATGCACGCACCGCGTACCTGAGCCGATGTTCAGCACATCACCGATATTTGCATTCCGGTTGCGCTGAGCCGCCGTGACGCCCGCAAGGGGCCGGTCGGTGTTGGTGACGACCGCGTTCTCAAGGTCGTACTTGACGCCCTGCTTACCTGCGCGAACGAGGTCTTCAAGTTCGATTGAACGTGCATCAAACCCCATCGTACCCCACCTCATGTGAAGGACACGACAAGATAGATGTTCCCAAGCACCGTGATTGGTTCTGCGCTAACGATAGCGTTGGCACCAATGGCCGCGGCAACGTCAGTAGCAACCGCTGCATTCAACGCCGTAAGGTCGCTGAAGTCCTTGGGCGAGTATGGCCCAATTACTTTCGCTCCTTCCGCCAAGAGGAATCACCTCAAGCGCGGCGACCGATGGCGAGGAAAGTACCGGCCTGAAGCGTTCTTGTGTCGGCCACATCACCGGGATTTGCAAGTCCCGAAGCAATCCGAATGGTCGTCCCGTCAATACGAACCTGCGGGTGAAAGACCACATCTTGCGTAGCGGGAGTTGCACCCGTGTCCGTAATAGGAACTGCTTCAAGCGCACCGGAATAGTTCGCGCCTGCAAAGTCAATGCTGCTGAAAAACGCGCTAAGGTCAATCGCGTTGTCATCAGAATCAGTACCAAAAGTACCGGTCAAAATCATGCGGTCGCCAAAAACGGTCGGTCGGGGGTCAATAGTTACTGCCATGTTTCATCACTCCTGTGTTTCTTCGGTTGGTGCCGTCGGATTTAGGTGTTCCTCAACCAAGGCAAGTCCTGCCGCCTTGGTCACGTAACCGGAATACTCCACGCCCTGTTCGTCAAGCCAAGCGAGAATGTCCTTGCGGGTCCATCCGGCGTCAGGTAGGCCATCGCCTCCTTCATCCACCGTAATGCCCGCATCACCCTCGATAACAAACTGACTCTCAGGGAGGTGAGTACGCCACGTATCGAGCCACTCCTGACTGACCTCCACAGACTTATGCCGCCTGAACGTACTTGGGCCATCAGGCCTTCGCCGCTCAAACGAGCGTCCCACGTAGGTCACGACAGGCACTCAACCACCTCACAGAATGAGGAAGGTCACGGTACCTGCGGTGCCGACTGCGACAGTCAACTCAAGGTCGCCCGTGAGGGTCACGGAAGAGCCGCCGGTTTCACCCGTAAGAGCAACAATCTTGGTGAGGGGGGTACCGTCATCAATTTGGCCGCTACCGGTGTCAGCACCGGACGACAGGGTGATGGTCACCGCCGCCGCCGTGACTGCACCAAGGTTCAGCGAAATCATTCGCAGCGAACCCGCAGCGTTACCGTCTGAGTTGCTCGCGGTGAAAGCCGCAAGGCCCGACGCTCCACCGGGGTACGTGCCCCCGGCGTTACCGCTGAGCCAACCCGTCTCACCGAGCAGCGTGCCGGTGCGCATGTCGAGGTCGAGAGCGACCTCCAACGATGCAAGATTTGCATCAGTTGCAACCGTGTACTTGATTCCTTTGTTGTAGTATGGTCCTGCCATTTTCTATCACTCCTTGTTTTCAGTTTGTCTCCAAAGGACCTCACTTCAGGTCACGGATGGAAGCGTGACCACCGAAGAAAGTGGTCCACAACTCACCCATGGTGCGGTACATGCCTTCCTGACCGAGCCTGTTGATGGCGAAGGGGTCGCCCGTCTCGATGCCGGACTCAAAGTACTGAGTCGGGATGGCGGTGGAGAAGTACAGGTAGTCCGTGTCGAGGAAGTACATGCGGGACAGGGTGTCCTTCGCAACGTCCTTGGAGGGGATGATGGGAATACCGTTGTAGGTCGCCACGATGAAACCGGCCTCGATACCGGGCACACCCTTCACACCGTTGTAGGTGGGGGTGACACGCTTTTCCTCAAGGAACCGCTGCTGCGACTGCAAGAGTTGCTGCAAGCGCATGAGGGTGTCGTAGCCCGTCAGGATGACCTTGGGGTTGCCACCGCGCTCCCACGTCAGGCGGAAGATTTCATCGAGGTGGTCGAGGGACAGAACACGGTCCGTACCCTTGGTACCGGAGGTGCTGACTTCGGCGTGGGACCAAGCGTTTTCATCGCGGTTAATCGAGTACATGTCCTCGTCACCGGCTTGTCCGTAGTCACCGCCTGCCCCACCAAAGTCCATGGTGTTCGCCGCGCTACCGGATGCCGTGATAGCACCGGTCGTCACACGGTCGAGCGACTCAAAGTTGTTTCCGGCAACATTCGTCACGTCCTCGGTGAGCATCTTGTTGATGTGTTCTGCGTGGTGCTTGCCCATCTCTTCCTTCAGCACGGCACGAATGTCGCCAAGGCCGTCGTCCTTGTCAGCAAGGAACATCGCCGTCTCCGACATGTCGAAGGTGTGCGCGATGGTCTTGGGCTTCGCAGCAATGTGTTGGAAGGTCGGCTTGGTGGTGTCGGGGAGAGTCGAGTTCTCCGCGAGGCCACCGCCCTTGGCGAAGGAGGGGCGCTCCGTGATGACGCGCCACCCGCTGCGCTCCCAAGGCCGCTTGGGGAGGATGGAGAAGGCGTTGAACTCTTGGTTGAGTTGGCTCCACACCTTGCGGCCATAGATGGCCTGATAGATACCCGCCGTGGTGGAGAGCATCGGTGCGTCAGCCTTCAAAAGTTCGCTGCCGGAGTAAGAGTACCCCATGGCGTTTCCTGCGCCATAGAAGTACCGCTCCATGTCGGTAATTGTCCTGATGTAGTCACGTGCCATTTCATTCACTCCTTTGTTTGATTTCCTCACTCACCCCGGACCGCTCGGCCCGCGAGGGTGTGAACTTCGTCCCACGACATGTTCGCAAGGTCGCCCGTGGTGGGGACCTCAACGCTCGTGGAGGACTTTGCAATGGTGGTGCCGACCGCAACGCTGCCGGTGGACAGGTTGTCGAGGCGGTCACTCAGGGATTCAATGGACTTGAGGACCTGAGCGAGCGGGGCACGCGGGTCAAAGTTGTCACGCTCAACCTGAGCCTTGGCAATCTCCATCTCCTGAGAGAAGCGAGAAGAGAACTGACTCTCAAGGTTGCCACGGAAGGCCTGCTCAAGAGCAGCGGCCTTGTACACTTCGTAAGCAGCCTCAATGTCGGCGTCGGAAGCCGAGGTGACGTAGGACTTGCCGAGTTGGACAGGTCCGAGGGCACCGGAGGGTTCTCGACCGCCGCCGGAGGTGAGGGCGGAGATGGCACCCGTGGAGGGGCTACCCTTCTCCTGACCGCGACCGCGAACCTGACCGGCAAAGTACTCGGCACCGTCCACGGAGTCGGGGTTGTCGAAACCGCCCATCTGAGCCTTCGACATTTGGTCGAAGTGCAGTCGGGCCGCGTGGGTGTCAACACCCGCGCTCTTCAGCGTGTCTTCCATCCATGAGAGGTATTCAGCGGTGATAACGTCGCTATATTCTCCCTTTTCCATATCTTCAGGCATCTCTTCGTCCTCCTTCTTG